AGCGGGCCGCTGTGCGTATAGATCGATAACCAATCCGTCGACAACGAAATCCGTGCTGGGTACGTCGAGGGCCTACGCTACGCGCCTCCGTATCGCACCGTGTCCGTTCGCTACGCCCCCGTAGCGCAGTGGTGACGTCTCGCCGGGTCATGACGATGAAGAACACGAAGGCGCCGGCCCGACGAGACGTCGGCGCAGCAGCGTAGCGCTGGTCTTTCAGCTCACGCATCGGTACCGTCAGGCAGTGGATGCGGCTGCAGCTGCTCGCAGCCGACGTTGAGCTGAAGACGACATAAGGGGGACCGCGCTGTGCCCGTGCAAGGCGCCAAGCCGAAGCCGCGCAACCAGATCCGTCATCGTGTGAAGCCCGTGCACGAGTGGACCGAATTGCCGAACGTGCCCTTCGAGAACGCCCCGAAGCTGCCGCCTGTGCCGCCCACTGCACCCCCGCTAGAGCCGACCGAGCCGCTGCGCCCGCTCGGCCAAACCGGCCGCGATCTCTGGGACCGCGCCTGGCGCAGCTCGTCGACGCCGCCCGACGAAGACCGCCTGCTGCAGCTGTGCGAGCAGTCCGACGAGCGCGTCGCGCTACGCGTGCGCGTGCTGCGCGACAACGACTGGCACGATCGCGCCGCGCTGCGAGCACTTGACAAGCAAATCGGTGAGGGTCTCGTCGAGCTAGCCGGCTCGTTCGGCGAAGCCGCCCCGCCGCGCTGGCCGCAGCCGACGAAACGGTGGTGGCGAGCGATCTCGCGTCTGCCGCACGCCGCGCTGTGGAGCGACGGCGACTGGCAGTTCGCTCTCGATACTGCGCAACTCGTCGCCGCGTTCCATGCCGGCGAGTTCCGTCACGCTCAAGAGATCAGACGCCGAGAGCGCATCATGGGCACCACCGCAGACGCTCGTCGAGACCTGCGCATCCGCTACGTCGAGCCGCACGCCGATGATGACGTCAACGATCCGTCGGTCACCGCTATGGCGGACTACCGGCGAGAGATCAGCGCCGGGTGAGCGTCGACGAGCAGATCGTGTCAGTGCCCATCGCGCCCGCGTTGCGCCCGCTGCTCGTCGACATCGACACCCTGCACACGTTGCCCGGCAACCCCCGTGTCGGCGACGTCGACGCCATCGCACGATCGCTGCACAAGTTCGGCCAGCGCAAGCCGATCGTCGCCAAGAACGACGGCACGATCATCGCTGGCAATCACACGTACCTCGCAGCGCGCTCGCTGCGCTGGCCTGAGATCGCCGCTGTGCTCGTCGACGACGACGACACGACTGCCAAAGCGTATGCCCTCGCTGACAACCGCACGAGCGAGCTAGGCGGCTACGACGACGCCGCACTGCTCGCGCTCATCGAAGAAGTCGACGACGCCGAGCTGCTCGCCGCAACCGGCTGGGTCGACGATGACATCGCCGACCTTGTGCGTCGTATCAGCGCGTCCGACGTGACACTCGACGACGAAGAGCGCGACGCGTTCGCCGTGTACCCACGCGATGAGATCGTGCAAGCCGCCTTCGAGCACTACCGCCAGCACGGCTTCCCCTATCGCCGCCTGAGCCATCTCGAATGCATGCAGCAGATCAACGCGCTCGCCGCGACACCGAACGAGCGTCTCGTGTCGACGACGACGGCGTATCACGTCGCTGACCACTACCATCCGCATCGCCTTGAAGGCCACGCCGAAGGCAAGCGCAGTCCCATCGACAGCTTCGCCGAAGACAAGCAGCTGTTGCGCGCCTTCCGCCTCTGCATCGACCTGTCCGGCGGACAGATCAACGACTCCGCCCTGCACGGCGCGATGGCTGTCGTCGCCGGCACGCAAGCGTGCTCGAACTTCCGCCCCGGCTTCGCTCTCGCGCTGTACCGCGAGTTCGCCACGCCCGGCGCGACCGTGCTCGATAGCTCGACCGGTTACGGCGGTCGCCTTGTCGGCTTCCTCGCCAGCGTCGCCGAGACATACATCGGCATCGACCCCTCGACGCAGACGCACAGCGCGAACCGTCGCCTCGCCGCCGAGCTGGGCGAGAACAAGAGCGTCGAGCTGATCAACGAACCCGCCGAAGACGTCGCGCACGATGTCGTCGCTGATCGCTGCGACTTCGCGTTCACGTCACCGCCGTACTTCACCAAAGAGCACTACGTCGACGAAGCGAACCAGTCATTCCGTCGCTACCCCGAGCCGAACGCGTGGCGTGAAGGCTTTCTCAAGCCGATGATGGCGCTGCAGTACGCCGCCCTGCGCCCTGGCTGCTTCGCTCTCGTGAACATCGCCGACGTCGAGCTGCGGGGCCGCACGATCCCGCTCGAAGGCTGGACGCGCGACGTCGCTGCCGATGTCGGCTTCGATTGCGTCGAAGTGCGTCGCTTCCCGATGCCGCGTGCGTTCGCCGCCAACGAGACGCGTGACGCCTTCGAGCCTGTCTTCGTGTTCCGACGTCCGCCATGAGCGACGCCGGCATTCTGACTCTCCCGCCCGGCGTGCCCGAGCGCACGCTCGGCTGGGACGTGCTCTGGTGGACGACGCACTTCATACGACGCCCTGACGGGCTCGAAGCCGGCGGCGAATGGCGCTTCACCGGCGAGCAGCTGCGCTTCGTGCTCTGGTGGTACTCGATCGACGAGCGCGGCCGCTGGCTCTACGTGCGCGGCCTCCTGCGCCGCGCTAAGGGCTGGGGTAAAGCCGGGGCGCTCGATACGCCAGTGCCAACGCCGCAGGGTTGGTCGACGCTGGGTGCTCTCGCCCCCGGTGACGTTGTCTTCGATGAGCGTGGCGAGCCTTGCCGCGTGGTGGCGGTGTCGCCCGTATGGCGTGACACTGACTGTTGGCGTGTGACGTTCTCAGACGACGAGAGCGTCGTCGTCTCGGGTGACCATCTCTGGACCGTCGAGGAACTGGCCAAGCGCTATCGGACGGTCACGATCGATACGCGCACGCTCGCTGCTCGTTGCGTGATGCGAGGCGACGGGGCGAGGAACTTCCGCCTACCGATGTCGGGATCGCTCAACACGCCCGAAGTCGATCTCCCTATCGATCCTTACGTGCTGGGCGCGTGGCTCGGTGATGGTGATTCGTCAGGCGGCGGGATCACCACGCCGGATCGACCCGTCATCGACCGCATAGCGCACGCTGGTTTCGATGTGCGACCACGAGCGAACCCCTTGCGCTGGCGCGTCCTCGGTCTCACGTCGCTGTTGCGCTCGTCCGACCTGCTCGACAACAAGCACGTGCCGGCTGCCTATCTCCGAGCGTCCGAGAAGCAACGGCTCGCGCTCGTGCAGGGACTCATGGACGCCGATGGTCACATCGACGCGACGGGTACGTGCGAGTTCTCGACGACGCGAACGGTGCTGCGAGATGCCATGGTCGAGCTGCTCGCCACGCTCGGGGTGAAGTCCTACACGATCGAGACCGATGCCCACATTGGTGATGTGTATTACGGCCCAGCGTGGCGGGTGAAGTTCACCGTGCACGATGACATGCCCGTGTTCCATCTTGATCGCAAGGCTGCTCGATTGAAGCCTGCCACGAGTCGCCGAGCGCTGCATCGGACTCGTCGGGTCGTCTCGGTCGAGTCAGTGTCGAGCGTGCCCACGCGCTGTATCGAGGTCGATAGTCCGTCGCATCTCTTCCTGTTCGGGCGCCGGATGGTCCCTACTCACAATTCACCGCTCGTGGCTGCGCTCGGTCTCGCCGAGCTGTGCGGCCCTGTGCGCTTCGAGAGCTTCGCTGAGGGCGGCGAGGAACGTCCCTGGCGAGCTGAGCCGTACGCCGTTGGCGAACCCATCGCCCGTGAGTGCCCTGCTGCCTGGGTGCAGCTGGCGGGCGTCTCCGAGAAGCAGACGACGAACACAATGTCGATGGTGCTCGGCATGTGCATCGAGTCGCCGATCGTCGAAGCGTACGGGCTCGACCTCGGCATCTCCCGCATTTACACCGCAGCCGGTGGGCGTCTCGAACCGATCACCGCGTCAGCTGCCACCGCCGAGGGCGGGCGCCCCACTGCGGTCTTCGAGGACGAGACGCAGTGGTACTTCGCCAGCAACGGCGGCGTCGAGCTTGATCGTGTCAACAAGCGCAACGCCGGCAAGAGCACCGGTGGCACGTCGCGCGTGCTGGAGACGACGAACGCGCACGCGGTCGGCGAGCTGTCAGTCGCCGAGCGCACGCACAACGCGTGGCGCGAACATGTTGAAGGCCGCTCACGCGGCGCGCAACGTCTGCTGTACGACAGCAGAGAAGCGCCGGCCGACGTCGACATGGCGAACGAAGACGAGCTAATGGCGGCGCTGCGCGCCGCGTACGGCGATAGCACGTGGGTCGACCTCGAACGGATACGCGATGAAATCTGGGACCCGTCGACGCCGCCGAGCGAGAGCCGCCGCTACTACCTCAATCAGATTTCTGCGAGCATCGACGCGTGGCTCACCGAGCCCGAGTGGGTCGCGTGCGTCGACTCGCACAAAGTCGTCGCGGTCGGTGACACGATCACGCTCGGCTTCGACGGCTCACGTTCACGCGCCAAAGGCGTCACCGATGCGACCGCGCTCGTCGGCTGCCGCGTCAGCGACGGTCACCTGTTCGAGCTAGAGGTATGGGAAGAGCCTCACGGCGCCGCCGGCAAGGACTGGGTCGTGCCCGTCGCCAGCGTCGAAGCCGCGGTGCACGACGCGTTCAGTCGCTACAACGTCGTCGGCGCGTTCTGCGACCCCGCCAAATGGGAGTCGATCATCTACGCGTGGGAAGCGCGCTACAACCGCCAGCTCAAAGTGCGAGCGACGCGAGAGCACCCGATGACGTGGTGGATCACCGGCGGGCGCTCGACGCTCGTCGTGCGAGCACTCGATCAGTTCCACAGCGCCGTCGTCGATCGTGAGATGACCCATGACGGCTCGCATCGTCTCACGTCGCACATTCTCAACGCGCGCCGCAACCCGACACGGTCAGGTATGCAGATCAGCAAAGAGAACCCTGACAGCAGTCGCAAGATAGATGCCGCCGTCGCCGCTGTGCTCGCCTGGCAAGCGCGACTCATGGCGCTCACGGTACTGCCGCAACGCTTCGCCCCCCGGAGGGTCAGATGACCGTCGTCGAGCTGTCCGCCCAAGTCGAGCCACTGACCCCACAGTGGTGGCTGCGTCGCTTGCTGCTGCGCCTGTCCGATGGTGCCCCGCATTACGACATGCTCGATCGCTACTACGACGGCGACAACGGCATCCCCGTCGGCACGACGAAGGCGATCAAAGACGCCTATCTGCGGCTCATGCGCATGGCGCGCATGAACTACGCCGAGTTGATCGTCGACGCGGTGCGTGAGCGCATGATCCCGTCCGGCTTCCGCACCGGCGCCAGCAACGACCGCAACGGCGACGCCGCCGCGTGGGACATCTGGCAAGGCAACAGCCTCGATGCCGACTGCAATCTCGTGCACACGCCGATGCTCGCGATGGGCGCCGCCTACGCCATCGTCGGCCCCGTCGACCCCGACCTCGGCGTGCCTCTCATCACTGCCGAAGACCCTCGACAGACGATCGTCGAGCATGTTCCCGGCCGCCGCCGCGTCGTGCGCGCCGCGCTCAAAGTCTTCCGCGACGACGCCGCCCAGCTCGACGTCGCATACCTGTACCTGCGCCAGACCGTCTACACCTTCGTCCGAGAACGCGCGACCGTCGTCCCTGAGACGCACGAGCGAGCCAACGCGTGGCTCGTGCAGGGCGGTCTGCTCGGGCTCGGCGGCTGGCTCGTCGACAATGTGCAGCAGCTGCCGGCCGCGGTCGGCGTGCCTGTCGTCTCGTTCCTCAACAACCCCGACACGAACCACGTGACACGCGGCGAGTACGAAGTGCACCGCGGCGTGCTCGATCGGATCAACTACATGATCCTGCAGCGTCTCGAAGTCGCCACCCTGCAGGCGTTCCGTCAGCGCGCTGTGAAGGGTGTGCCTGATCGAGACGAGCACGGCGTCGAGATCAACTACGACGACGTGTTCGCTCTCGATCCCGCCGCGCTGTGGATACTGCCCGAGACCGCCGACATATGGGAGTCCGGCGTCGTCGACCTCGGCCCGATCCGATCGAGCGTGCGCGACGACGTGCAAGACCTCGCTGCGTGCACGCGCACGCCGCTGTACTACCTGATTCCCGACACCGCCCAGGGCTCAGCCGAAGGCGCACTCACGCAACGCGAAGCGATCACGTTCAAAGTCGCCGATCGAGACCGCACGACAGGCGAGAGCTGGGAACAGGTCATGTCGCTCGCGTTCGCCTATCTCGGCGACGCCGAGCGCGCCGCGCGACGCGGCATGGAATGCCTCTGGCAGCCCCCTGAGCGTTTCAGTCTCGCCCAACGCGCTGACGCCGCCGTCAAAGCGCAAGCGTCGGGCGTGCCGTGGCGCACGATCATGGAAGAGATCTGGCAGTTCAGCCCGCAGCAGGTCGATCGCATGGAGACCCAACGCGCCGCCGATCTGTTCGCCGCGCAGCTGCGTCTGCAGCTCGCTCCGACACCGACCGAGCCTGCGAGCGTGCCTGTTGCCTGAGACGCTCGCGCTCGTCGAGTCGTATCGCGGCGCCGCGGAGATCGTGCGCAACACCGCGCTCAACGCCATCGTCGGCACGTTCGAGACGCTCGGCGACTATCACGAGCCGTCGATCGACGCGTTCGTGCAGCGTGCTGCTCCGCTGCTCGACGGAGCGTCTACGCAGATCGCGTCACTCACCGACGCCTACGTCGCGGCCGTGCTCGACGAGCCGATAGCCGGCGTGCGTGCCGAGCTGGTGACGAGCGAAGCGTTGCGCGGTGTCGACAGCTCGACGCTGCTCGAACGCAGCGGCCAGCGCGTGTGGCGCGGCATCGGCGACGACCTCGCGATCGACGTCGCCGTCGACGCCGGGATCGCTCGTCTCGGCGAGATGGTGTCGACGAACCTGCAACTGGCGCACACGCACAGCGCACAATGGATCTTGGGCGCGACGCACACGAGCGGCTATCAGCGCGTCCCACGCGGCTTCAGAAGCTGTGCGCTGTGCCTGCTCGCATCGACGCAGCGCTACCACTCAAGCGCGCTCATGCCGATCCATCCCGGCTGTCACTGCGCCGTGCTGCCGTTCCAAGGTCCCGCGCTCGGTCACGTCATCGACCCCGAGAAGCGCGACGCGGTGTACGACCGACTCGAAGCCGAGACCGGCTCGCGCAGCCTCACCGCTGAGGATTATCGCCGCTACGTCGTCGTGCACGAACACGGTGAGATCGGCCCCGTGCTGTACCGCAGTGACGACTACTTCACCGGCCCGCATGCGCTCAGCAACGCCTAATACTTGCCAACCACCCACCACAAGGAGCAAAGTACATGCCTGACGACGCCGCGCCCGACACGGGTGCCGACGATGCGACCGACACGGGTGCATCCCCGCCGCCGACAGCCACCGTCGAGAGTCTCGCTGCCGCCAAGGCCGAGGCCGACAAGTGGAAAGACCTGTCGCGCAAGCATGAGAAGCAAGCGAAGACGAGTCTCGCCGAGCTGGAACGGCTCCGCGAGTCGTCGATGTCAGAGCAGGACAAGGCCATAGCTGACGCCGTCAAGGCCGCTAGAGCCGACACACTGCGAGACGTCGGCGCCAAGCTCGTCGATGCCGAGGTGCGCGCCGCATGTGCGACGCACAAGCTCGACGCCGACGCGCTGCTCGAAGGGCTCGATCGCTCGCGTTTCATCACCGACGACGGTGAACCCGACCGCAAAGCGATCGAGAGCTATCTCGATCGTCTCTCGCCCCAGCAGTCGCAGCAGCTCGATCTCGGACAGGGTGCACGCCCGCTCGATGCCGGCAGCAACGGCGTCGACATGAACTCCCTGTTGCGAAAGGCCGCCGGCCGAGCCGGCTGAGCGTTCCGACGTCGACGAGGGCGAGCCCCTGACCAGGAGGCCCCCTCGTGCCGACGTACAACAGCGTGATCTCACGCTCCGATGTGCAGGCGCTCGTCCCCGAGCAGGTGTCGACCGCCATGCTCGCGAGCGTCGCCTATCAATCGGCGGCGTTGTCGCTGTTTCGACGCGTGCCGATGTCGACGAACCAGACGCGCATGCCCGTGCTCGCCGCGCTGCCCATCGCGTACTTCGTCGGCGGCGATACCGGCCTGAAGCAGACGACGAAGGCCGCATGGGACAACAAGTTCCTCAACGTCGAAGAGATCGCCGCCATCGTGCCCATCCCCGAGGCGGTGCTCGACGACGCGACGTTCGACGCGTGGGGTTCAGTGCAGCCACTGCTCGAGGCAGCGATCGCGCAGAAGCTCGACGCGGCCGTGCTGTTCGGCGTCACGAAGCCGGCGAGCTGGCCGACCGACATCGTCACCGCAGCACGAGCGGCCGGCAATGAGATCGACCGCGGCTCAGCGACAGCCGCTGAAGGCGGCATCGTCGAGGACTTCAACATGCTGTACGCCCTCGTCGAAGAGGGCGGCTTCACCCCGAACGGCGTGATCGCTCGCACCGCAGTCAAGGCGCGTCTGCGCGGCGCACGTGACACGACCGGCCAAGCGCTCGCTGATCTGTCAGCCGGCACGATCTGGGGCGACCCTCTGCGCTTCGTCGTCCCCGGCGGCTGGCCTACCGCAGCGAGCGGCGCAGCCGAAGCGATCGCCGGTGACTTCAATCAGGCGATCCTCGGCGTGCGCCAGGACATCACGTACAAGGTGCTCGATCAGGCGTCGCTCACCGACGACGCCGGTGTCGTCATCTTCAACCTGCCGCAGCAGGACATGGTCGCGCTGCGCGTCGTCGCCCGCTACGCCTACCAGGTCGCCAACCCGATCAATTACGAGCAGCCGAGCGAGGCCGCCCGCTTCCCGTTCGCCGTTCTGTCGGCGCCCTGACCGTTAGGAGCTGTGTCATGAGCACCAATGATCCGTACGACCCGAGCGTCGAGCAGGACGAGACCACGACGACGGGCGAGCCGCAGCCTGACGAGACGAGCGTCGAGCCGCAGCCTGACGAGACGAGCGTCGAGAGCGAGACGAGCGTCGAGCAGCAGAGCGAAGAGACGAGCGACGACGAGCGCGATCACATCGGGTTGACCCCTGACGAGCGACGCGCGGCCGAAGACGCTTCATCGAGCGAGACGTAAATGGCGGCGCTGGCGACGCTCGCGCAGCTCGAAGCGCGTCTCGGTCGGCAGATCAGCGATGTCGACGAGATGACGCGCGCCGAGGCACTGCTCGACGACGCCAGCGCAGCCGTGCGCTCGTACACCGGTCAGTACATCTCGTCAGCCAGCTCCAGTGAGCGCCTGGCAGCCCGGCACGGCTACGTGCGACTGCCACAGCGTCCTGCGCTCAGCGTCGACGACGTCGTGAACGACGACGCTCTCGACGTGCCGTTCCGCTGGGCGCTCGGATCTGAAGAGGTGCAGCTCGACGCCGCGTTCTACTGCCCCCCGTCGCAGCGACGCGTGTACGTGACCGTCACCTACAGCCACGGCTACGCCGTCGTGCCCGATGACATCGTCGCAGTGACATGCAACATCGCGGCTCGCAGTCTCGGCGTGCGCGCCGAGGACGCCGCGGTCACGAGCCAGACCATCACGAACTTCTCGGAGAGCTACGGCCCGGTCGGTGCTGCCGGCCCGGTCGGGCTGTTCAGCTCCGAGACGATGGTGCTCGATCGCTACCGTCGCGTCGGTACGACCGCCTGGGCGGTGACATGAATGGCGCTCGCCCGCTTCATGGTGCGCAACGTCGAGCACGCGCCCGCCGTGTTCGTGACCGATCGCTACGGCAACCAACAGCGACAAGCCCCGGTGTGGAGCGCAACAGCCCGGCCGATCTGGCTCGGTCGCAACAGCGCCAGCGAGACGCTCGGCGAGCGCAGCAGCGGGCTCGAATCCGAGTGGCTCGCGTTCAGCGACGACGTGCAGTGGCCGATCGTCGCCGCCGACCAGCTGCGACTCGACGGTCAGATCTACGAAGTCGACGGCTCGCCTCACGTCGCCTGGACGCCGCACGGCGCACACCATCTGGAGATCCCGCTTCGACTCGTGGAGGGCTGAACATGGCGACGACGGTCGTGCTCAATCAGCGAGCAGTGCGAGCGTTTCTGCGCGGCGAAGAAGGGCGCATCGTCTCTGAGCTGTCTCGCCGAGCCGAGCGCGTGCTGCACGCGGCCGGCAAGGGCTACGAGACGGAGAATTACGTCGGTCGCAACCGAGCGCGCTCTGAGGTGCGCTCGATCGCTCCGGTCGGCACACGAGCACAGCAGGCGCTCTCGGGCGCACTGCAGGCCGGACGTGCGTGATGAGTGCACTGCCGACGCTCGTGTTCCCCGACGCTGTCGAGATCGTGCTCGAACAGGTCGCCCAGCAGCTCAGCCTGCCGACCGGCACGAAGGTCCCGAACCCGCGCCCTGACAGCTTCGTGCTCGCTCGTCGCACCGGCTCGGGGCGCGTGACGATGGTGACCGAAGCGGTGTCGATCGCCTTCGAGTGCTGGGCCGGTTCGCCCGGCGAAGCCGATGACCTCGCGCAACGCGTCAGCGCTCTCGTGCACTCGATGCAAGGCGGCACGTACAGCAACGTCCCGATTTACCGAGTCAGTGATGTCGGCGGTCCGCGTGACCAGCCTGACGAGCTGTCCGACCAACCGCGTTCGACGTTCACGCTCGAAGTGCACGTGCGCGGCAAGCAGCAGCCGTAGGAGGACCCTGTGCCAGCGAACCTTGACGCCATCGTCGTCGGGCAATTCGGTCATGTGCTGTACGCACCTATCGGCACCGCCGCGCCGGTCGATGCCACCACCGCGTTCGGGGTCGGCTGGGTCGACCTCGGCACGATCTCAGAAGACGGTCTCGAAGTCGCCAGCAACGAGGACACGAGCGACATCAAGCAGTGGGGCGGCGGTGTCGTACGCAAGCTCATCACCTCGTCTGAGTTGACGTTCAAGTTCATCTGCTTGGAGTCGACGGTCGGCGCCGTCGAGCGCTACTTCAAGACGACGATCGACACCACCGCCGGCAGCATCGACGTCGGCCGCGCCGTGCGCGACCCGATGATGTGGGGCTTCGACATCATCGACGGGTCGACGCACTATCGCTACCTCGTCGACAACGGCGAAGTCAGCGCCCGCGAGAACATCACCTACAAGGCCGACACCGCAGCGTCGTTCGGGCTCACCGTCACCGCCTATCAGGACGACCAAGGCGTCGCCGCCGTGCTGCTGTCCGACGCGACGTACTGGGGGCCGTGAGCATGAGCGACGAACCGACACCGGCTACGACAGAGCCGTACGTGCTCGACGCGATCGAGCGCGAGAACGACGCGAAAGCGTGGCCCTTCTCCTTCGGCGGGCAGACGTACTACCTGCCGAGCGACTTCGACATGCGCGCGATGGCCGCGTTCAGCGGCGGGCGACTCGACGACGCCTTTCGCATCTTGATGGGAGAGCAGCAGTGGCTGCAGCTGCAAGAGCGCACAGACGTCATCTTCGGCTTCACCGACCTGCAGCGACTCATGGATGCCTACAGCAAGGCGTTAGGCATCGACCTAAAAGCGCGGGCGGCGTCTTCGCGCTCGTCCAGCGACATGCCGACGCCGTCGAAGCCGACCTCGCCCGTTTCTACGGGCTACGACTCGCTGACCTCTTCGCTCCCCGCCGGGCTGGTGCGCCGATCGTCCTCAGCTGGCGCCGCCTAGCGGTGTTGATCACGTACCTGCCCCCCGAGGCGATCACGCGGCGCATAGCCGGCGACGAGAGCGCGGGCTGGGGACACAGCGAGCAACTGCTCGCCGCTGCCGTCGATGCCCTGCACGCCGCCAACTGGCAGCGCGGCGGGCGCGGCACGAGACCGAAGCCGATCGCTCGGCCGGGCGTGCGCCGCCCGACGCTGACACTGCGACACGGCAGCCCCGAACAGCCCGAGCGCGCCGCGCAGTACCTCGCCCAGTTCCTGCCACCGTCGCCTGAGGTGGCCGATGGCAATTGAGATCGGCACCGCGTACGTCACGATCGTGCCGAGCGCACGAGGCTTCAGCGCGAAGCTGCGCGCCGAGGTAGGCGGCGCGGCTGGTGCGGGAGGCGTCGGTGCCGCGGCCGGCGATGACTTCTCCGCCGGCTTCATGAGCAAGGTGGGCGGCATCTCGAAAGGCATCGGCGCCGCGCTCGTCGGCGCGGTGACAGCAGCCGGCGCGTTCGGCTTGAAGGTCGCTGCCGCGAACGAGACGGCGGCGATCAGCTTCGAGACGCTGCTCGGCTCAGCCGACAAGGCGCAGGCGTTCATGGGGCAGTTGAAGGACTTTGCGGCGAAGACGCCGTTCGAGCTGCCCGGCTTGCGCACGAGCGCGTCGCAGCTGCTCGCGGTCGGCACGAACGCCAAAGACGTCATCCCGATCATGACGACGCTCGGCGACGCCACCTCCGCGTTCGGGACCGGCTCTGAGGGCATCCAGCGCGCCACGCGTGCGCTCACGCAGATGCAGCAGAAGGGCAAGGTGCAAGCGAGCGAGATGCTGCAGCTCGCCGAGGCCGGCGTGCCCGCGTGGGAGGCACTCGCCAGCGTGCTGGGTGTCGACATCCCGACGGCACAGAAGATGGTCACGAACGGCCAGGTGCAGGCGAACAAGGTCTTCCAGGCGATCGAGACCGCTGCCGGCCCGGCGCTCGGTCGCGTCAAGGGCATGATGGACAAGCAGTCGGCGTCGCTGACCGGCATGTTGTCGACGTTCAAGGACGTCATGTCGCAGGGGCTCGGCGAGGCTATGGGGCCGGCAGTCGTGCAGCTCAAGAGCGCACTGCCTGACGTGACGAACGTGCTGTCGGGGGCGTTGCAGTCGATCGCTCCGCAGCTCGGTGAAGTCGTCGGCGGCTTCGTCGCCGCGATCAAGGGCTTGCTGCCCGCTATCGCCCCTGTCATCGGCACCGTCGCCAACATCTTGGGGTCGGGGCTCAAGGCGATCGCGCCGATACTCGAACAGGTCGGCCCCATCTTCGGGCAGATGGCTGCAGTCATCGGCGATCAGCTCGCGAGCTCAATCACGATCGTCGCCCCGTTGATCATCGAACTCGCACACGGCTTCGCTCAGCTGGCGCCGGTCATGGGTTTCGTCGGCACGACGATTGGCGGGGCGCTGCTCGATCTGGCACGACAGGTGCTGCCGCTGCTCGTGCCGCTCGTGCGCGGTCTGGCGATCGTGTTCTACAGCCTCGCGCTCGCGGCCAAGCCGCTGATCGAGCAGCTCGGCCAGGGCTTGACGTACGCGCTCGTCACGCTCGCACTCGCGGCGACGCGCATCGTCGCCACGCTCGGACCGGTGCTCGTCGACGTGTTCCTCGCGTTGCTGCCGGTCGTGCAGCAGCTGCTCGATCGAGTGCCTGAGCTAGCCGACGCGTTCCTTGAGATCCTGCCCGACCTGCTCGGCGTCATCGTGGCGATCGTGCCGCTGCTGCCGCGTCTGTTCGATGTACTGCCGGGGATCGCTGACGCGTTCTTGCGCATCTTGTGGGCCGTGCTGCCGCTCGTGCCGCAGCTCGCTGAACTCGCCGTGTCGCTGGCACCGCTGCTCGCACAGCTCATCGAGCTGGCGGTCGTCGTGCTCTCGGACAAGGACGTGCTCGACGTACTCGTACCGGCGCTGCTGCTCTTCATCGGGGCGATGCAGGCGATGGAGGTCATCGGCCCCGTCGTGGCCGCCATCGGCGGCTTCGTCTCGGCCATCGGTGGCATCATCACCGCAGCAGGCGCCGCTGAAGGGGTGTTCGCGACGCTCGGGGCGATCATCGCAGCGACACCGATCGGCTGGGTCATCGGGCTCGTCGTGCTGCTCGGTGCCGCGCTGTTCTTGGCGTACAAGAAGTTCCAGCCGTTCGCTGACGCCGTCGATGAGATCGGACGGGCACTCGCCGCCGCGTTCGGCTGGGCGAAGGATTTCGCCGGGGCGCTGTTCAGCTGGGACACCGAGAAGCTCACGGCGATGCTCTCGGAGCTAGGCAACACGATCAAGACGTTCTTCGTCGAGACACTGCCGAGCTTCATCGCCGAGCAGGGACCGAAGCTGCTCGCATCGCTGTGGGGGTGGCTGACCGATGCGCTGCCGCAACTGCTCTTGAAGCTCGGCGAGCTGATCGGCGGCTTCACGGTGTGGTACTACACCGTAGCGATTCCGTGGCTCGTCTCGAACGGTCTCAAGCTGCTCGGCGCCCTGCTCGGCTGGCTCGCTGACATCGTGCCCAAGGCGCTCGGCGCGCTCGGTGGCTTGCTGGCGGCGATCGGCGTATGGGTCGTCGAAGAAGCGATCCCGTCGCTCATCTCCAAAGGGCTCAGCCTACTGGCCACGATGTTGCTCTGGCTTGCGTTGCTCCCGATCGAGGTGCCGTTCTGGCTCGGCAAGTTCTTGATCGCCATAGGTGACTGGGTCATCTTCACCGCCGTGCCGTGGCTCGCTGAGAAGGTGGTCGAGCTGGGTAAGGCGCTGATCGGCTTCGTCGCGTGGGCGCTCATCGAGGGACCGAAGAAGCTCGAAGAATTCGCCGGCATGCTCATCGGCTTCATCCTCGGCCTGCCCGATCGCATGACGACGGCCGCCAAGGATCTGTTCATCGGGCTCGTCAAGGCGTTCATCGCCGCCGTCAACTGGATCGTGCGCGTGTGGAACGACCTCAAGCTGTCGATCGGCCCGGTCGACATCTTGGGCCAGAAGGTCGGCCCGTTCGAGCTTGAGACCCCGAACCTCAACGAGATACCGGGGATCGATCACTTCGCACTCGGCGGACGCCCGTCGATGGGTCGCCCGTCGCTCGTCGGTGAACGCGGCGCCGAGCTGTTCTGGCCTGACAGCGCGGGCACGATCATCCCGGCGGCAGCGCTAGCCGGTGCCGCGTCCGGCTCGTCGGGTGGGCTGTCGATCGGGTCGCTCACCGTCACGGGCCAAGAGCGCCCGGCTGAGACGGCATTCACGATACGCAGCGAGCTGCGTTGGCTCTCGATGGCAGCGGGGGAGACATGACCACGTACGTCATCACGTCGCCTGAGTACATCGAGATCGATGACGTGCCGCTGTCGACGCCGGCATGGGAGACGTCGAACGCCGACGATCTGTGGTCGTCACCCGACGTCCGCGGCGACGATCTGCTCGTGCCCGGCGGCGACGGGGTACGCGCCTACCCGCGACGAGCGACGGTCACGAAGGCGTCGATCGAGCTGTCGGTGTACGGCGATGTCGCCCCGGACGGCAGTGTGCAGTCCGACGAGCGCATCGGCATGGCGGCGAACTGCGATGCGCTGCGAGCGCTCACGACGTCGACAGGCGTCGCGGCAGACGGCACGAGGCTGTGTACGCTGCATCTGGCAGCAGGCGGTACGCGCAGCGGGCGAGCACACGTGCTGCGCATTCGCTTCGCTCGCAACGGGCGCAACCTCGCTGTCGCGCAGCTTGAGCTGTCGATCCCGTCGGGGGCGCTGCTGTGAACGCGTTCTACGACGTCGCGGTCGACGCTCTGCTGTCAGGCACACTCGATCTGCTGCACGACGACATCGTCATCGGCGCATACGACGTGCGCTACTTCGCGCCGACATGGGCGAACGTGAGCGATTTGTACGCACCGATCGCCGGTGTGCCGTACGAGACGCTGACCGGTCGCAGCATCGCCCAACGCTGGCTGAGCGCAGACGACGTGACGTTCGACGCGATCCCCGAGGTCGTGCTGCGCTCGCTCAGCGCTCATCGCGTCGGCGACGGCATGCTCGTGTTCTACATCGACACGCGCCCCGATCGCATGGCGCTCGATCTCACCGGCAACGGCGGTGCGATGATCATGCGTTGGTGGCAGGGGCGGGTGATCGGGCTGTGAGCGGCTTCATGTACTTCAGCGGCTTTGACGCCTGGGCCGATTGGACGAGCGCGGCGCACGAGTGGCTGCTGCTCGGCGATATAGGGGCGTTCACCGCGACAGATGACAACGTGAGCGACATCGTCACGACTGAGCTGCTCGTCGCCGGGTATGCCCGCATCACGGTCGCCAACAAGGTCGACGACGATCAGGTCAGCACGTACTACAACAGCCGCAGCTACGGCGCCGACCCGCCCGTGTTCAGCGGGCTCGCGGCCGGCAAGTACATACAAGCGCTCGTGCTCGCGGAGACAACAGGGCGCTTGCTCGCGTTCTGGGACGTGCAGCAGCCGAGTGACGTCGGCACGCTCGCGCTGAACTTCGCGACGTACACCGCGGATAACGGTGACCCGCTGCCCAGCGCCGGGCCGAACACGCAGATGATCCACCAGCAGCAGGCGAGAGCGTGACGGCGATCAACGTCACGACGCTGCGCACGTCGCTCGAACTGTATATCGGCACGACGGCGTACGCGCAGACGTTGTACGTCGCACCGGTCGAGCGTCGCCCCGATTTGCCGGGCGTGCTCATCACGAAGCCGGGCGAGGTCATCCCGCCGTTGCGGCTCACACTGCGACATCGTTACGACCCGTGGGCCGCCGTCGTCGAGTTCGATCAAGGCAAGGACTATCGCTGGCAGGATCAGCTCAACGAAGCGGGCGCCGGTTCGCTCGTGCTGGCGAACGACGACCCTGATCTAGCGTTGGTGCAAGCAGGCGACGTCGTGCTCTTCGAGGTCGAAGGCTTCGGGGCGTTCACGCTGCTGGTGCGCGAGATCGATCGCACAACGATCGCGACAGGCGAAGAGGCCGCGCAGCTCTCGACGCTGTCAGGACCGGGCGGGCTGGCGTATCTCGAAGAAGCGCTCGTGTACCCAAGTCGAGGCGTCGGCGTCTGGCCGATCGAAGAAGACCGAGTGTTCTCATGGCCGAGCGTCGACTACGACGACAGCTGGTGGACGAGCGTGCACGCGTACGCATCGGTCTACGACTCGACACCGGCGTGGTACGGCATGATCGACGGCTGGCCGCTAGCGCTGCCGGCGCAGTGGATCGGCCCGAGCGTCGGATCGAGGCACTGGGCACCGGGCGGGACGTGCTATCTGCGCTCGACGTTCGACGCGTTCACGACCGGCACCTACACGATTTATCTCGCTGCTGACGACTTCGCGACGCTGTATCTCGACGGGCAGCAGCTGTTGAGCACCGACGAGTGGAGCAACGACCCGAACGACGTCAAGAAAGAACAGGTCGACATCACGGCCGGCGAGCACAGTCTGGCGGTCGAGCTGCACAACGGCTTCGGTGAGATCATTTACGAAGGCGGACGGTTCAACCCGGCCGCGATCGTCGTCGGCGTGGCAACGCTCGACGGTGCAGGTGCGATCGCTGAGGTCGCGACGGTCAGCGACAACAGCTGGCGCATCTTGGAGTATCCGCTCAACGCGCCGGGCATGACGCCGGGCGAAGCCATGCTCATCTGCATCAACGAAGCACGCGACCGCGGTGCACTGCCTGAGATCGGCGCGACGTTCGATGCGCGCGTCGACTCGGCGGGCCAGCCGTGGCCGATCGTCGGTGACATCGCCACGAAGACCGGCTACGACCTGCTGACGTTCTTTCGTGAGCTGTCGCAGACGTACATCGATCTGGCGATGAGCCCCGCCGGCAACGTGCTGTACGCGTGGGCGAGCGGCACACGCGGCGAGCATCGCTCGATCACGCTGCACGCGCCGAGCGACGCGAGCGACCCGAACAGCGGCAATCTCGTGCAGCTCACGCACAAGCGCGTCCTCGCGCCAGTCGAGCGTCTGCTCGTGCGCTGGAAGTCGGGGTGGGATCAGCTCGGCAACAACGGGCGCGAAGCGTGCTTAGGGCTCGGCGCTGATCAATCGCAAGGCGAGATCGAACGTGTCGGACAAGCGCAGCTCGACGACATCAACAACGTACGCACAGAGATCGCCGCGCAGATCGCCCCGATGGGACCCGACGACACACCGGTGCTGGCGTTCAACATCGGTGATTATCTCGACGTGCCTGACGTCGACAACATGTTCGTCGAGCGACGCGTGATCTCCCTGTCGGGGGCGCTCGACGACAACGGGCGGCTCAGCTGGGCGATCGAGCTAGGCGATCGCATACTCGACGTGCGCGAGCGCGTCGAGCAGGCAGCGAAGAAGATGATCAACGGCACGCTACGCGGCTCGTCGAAGGTCGCCACCCCGGTCGCGCTCGTGCCGAAGCGCAACGTGCCGATCGATCGCGGCGGAGGGGGTTGCGGAGGATGATCCATCTCTTCTGGCACGACAACGCACCGAACGACGCGCTGAGGGACGCGGCCGTGCGCTGGGCTGAGCACAACCCGAGTGAGATCGTGCAGGTCTGGTCACTCGACGATCTGCCGGCGACGTTGCGCGCCGTTGCGCTCGGCTCGCTTGAACGCATCGACGAGCACGATCATCGGCGTCATCTCGGCAACATCGCTCGCTGGCACCTGCTGGCAACGTACGGCGGCGTCTGGGTTGACGTCGACACCTACCCGCTGAAGGCGTTGCCGCGTCACTACGTCGATCGAGCGCCACCGTGGAGCGCCGCACGCGGCACGACACCGACACCGTTCGTGTGCGGCGGTGCCCCGCACTCGCTCTGGCAGCGAGCACTCACGAGCGCACTCGCCGGTAGCGGGGCGAGCCCTGACGCGAGCGGCGGGCGCATGCTCGCTCGCATCGCTCATCCGACCGAGCTGCGACTCGTGCCGAACGCGTACTTCGCGTCGCACGACTCCGCTGGCCACCAGCTCGTCGCCCCGAGCGAAGGGCGCGTGTGCACGCATCGTTGGGCGACATCATCGACGAGAGGACCTTCATGAGCGACGGGTGGCTGCGCAACGGCAAGTACGAGCATCTGTCGATCGGCAGCTGCACCGGACCGGGCACGCAGTACGACGGCTACGCGTGGAAGTTCGTGCTGCACAGCACCGAGTCGCCGCCTGGTTCGATCGCCGGCATCAATTCGCTGTTCAGGGCGCGCCCGTGCAGCGCACCGCACTTCACGATCGACCCGGCCGGCACGCAGCGACGCGTGCAGTACATCCCGTGGACGCAGGCCGCGTGCGCTCTCAAGGGCGCGCGCAACGGCTGGCAGACGAATCGGGGCCGCGCTGTGCAGATGGAGATATGTGGCTACGCCAACGATTCGCCGCACTGGGACGACGCGACGCTCTGGCAGATCGCTGACGTCATCGCTGACGTCATACGCGACGGCTGTCCGATCAACCCGCACAACGTGCATGACTTCACGCAGTTCGAGGGCGTGCTCGCCACCGAGACGGCGCGACAGCGCATGAGTCCGTCGGGTTACCAGCACTTCGACGGCATCACCGCACACCTTCAGGTCCCATTCAACGATCACTGGGACACGGGGCGCATGCGCTCGCTCGACGTCGCACGCATGACGCGGGAGATCCTCGGCGGCGCCGGCTACGTGCTCGGCCCGCCCGGCGCCGGCACGCCCGGCAGCTCGGGCGACGTGCAGGTCGACTTCATGCAACAGGGCATGGCGGGCGGCCAAGTGCAGCTGCTGCAGCAGGCGCTCATCGGGCTCGGCTACGACTGCGGCAGCTCAGGCGCTGACTCGATGTTCGGGCCGGCAACCGAGGGGGCCGTCAGAGCGTTCCAGAGCGCTTCTGGGCTCGCTGTCGACGGGATAGCTGGGCCAGTCACTCAACAAGCGCTGCAGAGCGCCTACGCCGCTCTGAGAGCGTCTCCGACCCCGCCGGCACCGCCCGGCCCCGGCAGCGACGTCCCGAACTGGCCGGGTCGCTTCCTCGTGCTCGCTCAGCCGATGCTCAGCGGCGACGACGTACGCACGTGGCAGCAGCGCATGAGCGATCGAGGCTGGCGTCTCGGCGTCGACAGCTGGTTCGGGCTGGAGAGCTACGGCGTCGCCAAGACGTTTCAAGCTGAGAAAGGTCTGACAATCGACGGCGTCGTCGGGCGACAGACCTGGAACGCGGCATGGACGGCGCCGATCTCATGAGCGCCCCGGCTGACGTGCGCGATCGCGTCATGTGGCTGTTCGCGCTCATCGCCGGTGTGCTGCTCGTGCTCGCTGTCGTCGCCATCGCGCTCATCGCCATACTGCAGCCCGAGGCTGATCTCAGCGAGCTGGGCAAAGCCGTCAGCACGCAGCTGTCGTTGATCGTCGGCGCAGTGCTCGGCTACGCCGCTCGCGGCCCCTCGAGCGAGAGCGACCGCACATGAGTTGGCAGAGCGACGACACGCAAGAGCAGCCGATCCCGGTGCTCGTGACGTCGACCCCTGAGCGGCTCAGCGACCGACGCCTGTTCGTGCTCGTCATGCTCGTCACGTTCGTCGTCGGCTCGATCATCGTCTTCGTCGGCACCTACAGCATGGCGACGGCGTTCGATCGAGTCTCGGTCACCCCCAATTGCCGGGAGGTCAAGTGATGCCCGATGCCCCGTTCAGCGAGCGAGAACCGGTCGCCCTCGGCGTCGGCTCGATCGCGGCACTCGTCGACGCGCTCGTCGTGCTGTGCGCCGCGTACGACTGGCTACCGATCGACGCCGGCCAAGCGACAGCGATCGTCGTCTTCATCACAGCACTGTGTGGCGTCGTCGGTACGCTCATGCGCGAACACGTCTGGTCGCCCGCCACTGTCGCTGCCCTCACCGGCCCCCGCCCCGTCGAGGAACCATGATGCCTGTACGCACGATCGCTCTCACCGCAAGCACCGTGGCCCGCGTCAGCGCTAGCCCCGGCGGCTGGAATCACGTCGCGGTGTTCAACGTGAACGGCACTGCGCTCGTGTACGCCACGCTCAATGGCGTGGACCCCGTCGCCGGGGCCAATGATGTGTACGTCGTGCCGCCGGGCTCACGTCGAGAGATGCACTACACGACGCGCACCGGCAACGACGTGCGTCTCGTGTCGAGCGCAGCCGGCAGTGTGGAGGTCGAGTTCGCATGAGCCTCTCCGAACTCATCACGGTCGTGCCTGCTGCGGGCGGTGGCGGCGGCATCGGCCCCGAAGGCCCGCCCGGCGCTGCCGGCCAGGGCGTCCCGGTCGGGGGAGCAACAAGCGAAGTGCTCGCCAAGGCGAGCCCCGCCGACTACGACACCGAATGGGTAGCCGTC